TGTCCACGCGCGGGTGGTTCATCAGCAGCGGGGCAAGGTTGTTCAGCGCCTGGTTCTGCAGGTCGCGTTCCACCAGCGCCGTGCTGCCGCGCGCGTCGATCTGGAAGTCGCCCTTGGCCTCCTCGGGCGCGTCCGGGTCTTCCAGCAGCCAGTAGTAGTACCGGCGGATGTGCGGCTCGGTGATGTTGTCATCGAACATGCGCGCGATGCGGCGCAGGACCGTGCTCCCGTTGTTGTTCAGGATGGTCATGCCGCCCACGGTGTCGGGCGCGGTACCTTGCTGGCCTTGCAACAGCATGGGCAGGCCGGTCGAATCCTCTGCAAACTTCAGGGCCAGCTGCACCAGTTGCTGCAGCTCGGCAATGTTGCTTGTGATGTTGGTCGAGCTGATGGCGTCCTGAATCTTGGCCGTCGGTGGCGCGTTCTCGGTCATGCGGAACAGCGTGCGCGGGTTGATCTGCACGCCTCCGCGCGTTGGGCCGCCTACCGGCTTGAACCACGACTCGCGCAGGGCCACCAGCGGGCCTGATGTCCAGGCGGCGTTGTCCATCATGGCGCGCACGGCGCCGTTGAGCATGCGTTGCGGCGTGCGGATCTGGCGGGCCACGCCCTTGCCCCAGATCAGCCCGGACAGGCGCTGCCATGGCATCACGTCGTAAGGAAAGCCCCCGCGCTCGGTCAGGCTGGGCGCTGCCTTGATCACGGTGTCGTTCACCATCGTGACCATGGCCGGAATACTGGTCAGCTCGTCGGGCAGGTCTTCGGGCGGCACACCGGCGCACTCCAGCAGCTCGCGGTCCAGGTCGATGTAGCAATACCAGATGCTGAATGTGGCGCCCACCTCCACGCGGGCCTCGGCGCCCTCGGGATTGTCTGCCCAGCTCTTGCCCGGGCCTTCCCTCAGCACCTGAACGATGTTTTCCTTGATGTAGGTCGGGTCTTGGGCCAGCTTGCGCAGGCTGCGGCTGCCAATCTTGTCGTGCTCGAAGGTGAATGACCCGTTCTGCACGCACTCGCCGGCCGCCGGGTCTGGCCAGAAGTTCTTGGGGTGCACGCGCTTGCTGACTGGGACCGTTTCAGTGATCTCCTCCAGCTTGCCGCCGATGCCGTTGGCGTTTTTGACGTAGCGGTGGCTCTTGCGCACCATGCTGACCGGGCCTTTGAGAATGCCGGTGCCGAACTTGGCGGCGTCCTCGATGACCTTGCGCACCTCGGCGTGCCACTGGCACTCGATCAGCCAGTCCTCGATGACCTTGCTGGCAGCGTCGGCGGCCTTCTCCTCGTCGCTCATGGCGCTGTCCGAGATGCCCAGCGGCTGCTTCATCTGTGGGATGGAGTAGGGCGCGGGAGCCTGGTCCGCTGGCATGCCGATGGCTGCGGCAATGCTGGGCTCGAACGCTGGCACCTCTTGACCGGGCTGGTACACGGCGCCTTCGGGTATTGGCCCGCCGGCCACGGCTCCAGCGGCGGCGGCAATGGCCGTGGGCTTCGTGCCGGCCAGCATGGTGTTCTGCTGCTGCACCGGCGTGGCCTTGATGCTCCAGGGGCGGTCATCGTTGGGCAGCAGCATGTCCGACACGCGCGCAGAGGCGGCGTCCACATAGGCCCGGGTGATGGGGATGAACACGCTGGAGCGGTTTTCCAGCACGCGGTTGGTGCTGGTCAGCGGGCCGCCAGACGCGCTGATGGGGCGGCCGACGTGCGTTTCGCCTTCAGGGTTGGCGCGGTCGATGGATTGGTAGAACTCCTCGTCTTCCTGCCAGTCCTGTTCCACGCCAACCTGCTGACGATACTCAATGGCCCGCTTGCGCTTCTCGGTCAGTGCTTCGCCCAGGCGCTGCACGCGCTCAAGGTCGGCGCGGCGCTGCTCCTCGGGCGTCATGGGCGTGTCGTCATCGAAGCCGCTACCGGACAGCGCGGCGTCATCGTCTTTGAGCACGGGGCCTTCAGTGTTCAGCATGGTCAATATCCAACATAGGGGTCGAGCACGTCAGCGACTTCCTGCTCTTGGAACATGGGGCGGTCCACCGGCATGGGCCGCATGATCTGGTTCATGGTCATCACCATGTAGCGCAGCGCGTCCATCAGGTGGTCGTTTTGCTTCACGACGGCGCCCTTGTCGTCGCGGCGGTAGATCCGGTACTCGGCCAGGGTGTTCTGGCACGACTTGAAAATCTTGAGGCGGCCGGTGCTCAGGCGCATCCATGTCTCGTAGATGCCCGACTCCACGCCGTTGTTGGCGAACACCAGGTTCAGGCCCTGCCCCTTGTACTGGGTGAACAGCTGCATGCCGTCGGCTTGGCTGCGGCCGCGCGCTGCGGGGTCGATGGCGCCGGTCAGCCAGCGGCCACGCGCCAGAATGGCCTGCGCGTGCACCGGGGGCTCGGCCAGACCGCGATAGTGCTCGCTGTAGGCGTAAAGGATGTCGCTGTCACGATCGTAAGCGCCAAAGGATGCAGCGGTGCGGTTCCAGCCCACGTCCATGCCGTAGCCGCGGTGAAAGTGCGCCGGCAGCAGGAAGTCGTTGATGGTGATGTCTTCCTCCAGCACCGGGTAGATCGCGCCGGCGCCAAGGCTGGGAATGCCCTTCGTGCGCGCGTCGCGCTGGTGCGGGGGCAGCTTGGCAAACAGCTGGTCCTTGGTCTTCTGGTCCAGGTGCGGCACGTCGTCCCAGCCGCACTGCACGATGTAGCGGTTGGCCTCCTCCATCTTTGAGGGGTCCATCAGGTTCTGCACCAGCGGCGTGATGCCCTGCAGTGGCGTGAAGGTCAGCGTACAAAGGCCCTGATGGGTCATCAGGCGCACCAGGCCCTCGGTGTACACGTCCTCGGGGCACTCCTCGTCAGGCCAGAAGCCGTGCAGCTCGAAGCCTTGGAAGATTTCCCGGCCCTGCACGTAGGAGCGAAACCAGATTTCAGACTCGCCGCCGGACACATGGGCGATGCGGGCCAGTTCCACGGCGCCAGGCACATGCGGGCGGCGCACCACGCTCTTGATGTCCATGCCCGGCACCAGCCCGGTGCCAAAATTTTCGGGCTGGTCCGCGCGCGCGCCCAGCAGCTTGACCTGCAGAATGTCGCGGGTCGTTTCGTGCGTGTCGCCCGACACAAGCAGCTTGATCGGGTGGTTGAATCGGTGGCCAATCCACCAGTGCGGGTACTTGCCCGTGAGGTGGTATGTCCACTCGGTCCCGGCGCCCATGGTCTTTCCCACGCGGTTGGCAGCGATGAAGCCGCGCTCCTTGTAGCGGGCGCCGGCCGCGAAGAACTCCAGATGCTTCGGGTACAGCTCGCGCCGGTGCGGGCCGGTGTCCGGGAACATCTCGGACAGCATGCGCATCTTGCTGCGTCGCAGCAGCTCGTCCATCAGCTGGTCCAGCTCGGTGCGCTGGCGCTGGTCCAACTGGCTGATGTCGATGGGCAGCTGCTGCTGGGCGGGCGCGAGAATCATGGTCAGTGCACCTGTGGGCCGGGCGCGGCGCTGCTGCTGGAGGCGTCGGCCTCAATGCCCAACATGCGGGTGGCCACCAGCCCCAGGCCCATGGCGTTGGCCTTGGCCAGCAGGGATTGGTCAGACACTTCGCGCAGGTCTGGCGTCTTGAGCTCGATCTTCTCGCCATAGTCAGCCGGGTTGATCTTGCTGGCTTTCCAGCGCAGGTGGTGGGCCAGCTCCTTGGCCTTCTTCAACTCCAGATCGTCTTTGGCGTCGGCAATGGCAACCTGGGCTTGCTCGTCGTACATGATGGCGGCCTGGCGCCGGGCCTCGCGCACGCGCGCGGAACGGGTTGAGTCCGCAGACAGCCAGTACATCAGTCTGGACTTCGTGACGCCCCACTCCAGTGCAATGGTCGTCAGCATCTTTCCCTCAAGGATTTCAAGGCACAGCTTATCCACAGCGTCAGTAAGCGCTAACTTGTCGGTTATTTCGCCCTTGCTGGGAATGGCTTTTTGTCCGTCAGTCATAGTAGTTTACGCCTACAAAATAGTCCTTGCGTAATGCGCGACTGTCGCATATATTTGAGTCATGGATTCGACGAATCCGCCGCGCCTCGGGTACTGGGGCTAAGGACTCAAAATGGCTCACCTTGCAACCATCCTCCCCGGCTCTTCTTTC